CAATTGCGCATCAAAACTATTCCCGGCGCTTACGAACCTGGCGAGGTGGGTTGGGTGGTGTGCTCGTTGTGCTCCTGTCGTGCGCAGGGAGTGCTTGAAGAAGGGAAGTGCTTTCTATGTACTAAGAAAGCAAAGACGCAACTTAAGCTTAAGACTGGTAGCTCAATCGAACTCCACTGTAAGTACAGGTGCAAGGAGAACTACGCCGGTCTTAATGTTTATGGCACGATCATAGCAGCGCGTGCATACTTAAAAGCTGCTTCAACGCGTGTGAATGAGTTAAAGTCTCTTATCACAAGGCAATGTGCGCCAACACCTGTGGCTGATCCCTTGCTACATAAACAGTGCCGGAAATGGGTTGAAGATAATTTCACAGACCTGTTCCCACTGTTCCCTAAGGGGCTACTCTTGTTTGGTTTGCACGCGGATGATGAGTTTATTGCATGGAATGCACACTTCCCTAAGGCAGTCCGCAACGCCAATGCCAGGGCTTGGGAAGTTATTAAGCGTACCGCTCTCTCGGACAAACAATTGGCAAAGTCTTGTACGATCAAGATGTTCCTTAAGAGCGAGAAGTACGATAAAGCCGATGTCGCCTACACAGACGAAAGTTTGGCTCCAAGATGCATTTCAGCGTGGCAGCCTTCTGCCACGGTAGCGACCGGACCACCCATTAAGAAATTCCAGGACTATCTACATAAAGCCTGGGGTGACTGGCGTCGAGATCAGCCCAACACGGTGAGGAACGTCCTGTTCCCCGTCGGCTTGAACTCCGAACAGTTGTCCCACTGGTTTACTCTGGTCTTGGGAACTGAAGGGTTTGGTGGATTTGAAGCTTGGGAAGACGATTTCACCCTATGTGACTCCACTCACACTAGGCTGCATCATGACTTCATGTTGTGGCTGTATGACGAGGCTGGGTTGTTCTCGTATCCCTGGTTTGAAAAGATCCGCAAAGGGCAAGTTGGGCCTTGTCGAGGTGTATGCCGTCATGGTGTGCGCTTCGTTGAGTCCTGCACGCTCAAGTCTGGTATGTCCGACACTTGTGTCATGAATTCTGTGTGGAATTATATCGCGCATATGTTCGCCATAGCGCATACCAACAGAATTGACGGAGTGTTGCCCACAGCTACGCAATTGATGTCCAAAGTTTACATGATGGTGCTCGGTGATGACAATGTCACATTCAATGATCCGAGCATTTCCATGTCGCAGGTAAATGTCACCCTCAACCAGCTTGGCTTCATCTCCAAGCTAAAGAAGAGGGCGGTGGCCAGTGATGTTGTCTTCTTGAACAACTGGTTCATCGAATATGAAACTGGCAAATACCGAGCGGTTCCCAATTTCCTTAGGCTATTGGGAAAGATTGGCTACGCTACAGAACCCCAAAAACAACCCATGTCGTACGTGTACGAAGTAGCTCATGCTTTTCAGGCGGCTCTGTCGCCTATCAGCCTTGGAGCCGCGTACATAGAACACCTCATGAAGGTTTCGGGTGATCGTCGCTCGCCACAGAACTTGGGCAGCAACAAAGCTCGTACTCTTGAACCCTCCTACAACGTAAAACGCGCACTCGAATCGGATTACAAAATCTGGGCTTCCGCTTCAATGCGGCCCACTCAGATGGCTGACAATGATTTCTTTCGTAAGGCAGGAATCTCGCCGGGCCACCTCCCGCTCTTGTGCAAAGCGGTGCGTAGTTATAGGAGCTTGCCATGTGCTATCAGCCATCCTTGGTTGACACACGCAGTGGCCGCCAATACCTGAGGGTATACGCAGGGACTAGACGTAAAATTGTCCTTCGCGTCACAAAATCCAGGTATCCTTGGCCAGAAATCCGCTAAGGGGC